ATGTTAAGTTAGTTACTTATCCTTCGTTCGATGAACTTCCGTATCTGTTAAAGGGAAAGTTTGTGGAAGATTTAAGAAAAGAGGTTGTAAACTTACACAGACGTGTTATAAGAGAAGAAGTTAATAAAGGACAAAAGGAGTTAGACCTATGAACGGTATGCGTATCCACGGTGTATCTGACATTAAGATTCAGAAAGTTTACCATCAAAACTGTCAATGGTATGAGGTAACCTGCACTGATGCAGAAGGTCAGAAGATGCAGTTTACTTTATTCGCTAACGACGACACAAAGCTGGAGTTTCTTCCCGATGATAAAAGTTGAGCCTATGTCGGCACTTAAAAACGCAGACTTTATTCTTGACATGCTGAGTGAGTTGAGATTAAATGGCGTAGTAAAAATGAGTATGGTAACTAACGCAGACAACGTAGCAGAGGCAGTGCAGTTTCTTGAGAAGCTAAGAGAAGTAGCTTATAAAGAACTATCACTGGATTACTAGAACCATGAATGCAATCTACGACGCACTAACTGAAACTGGTAAATAAAAGGAAAAGGTACAATGGAAAATCTTATCAATACCAACGACCGTGAAATCTTCTTCAACGTCTATGAGCAGCCTGTCGTATCTCGTGACAATCGTCATGTGGCTGACGACAAGAAGATGCTTACGCGGACTACTCCTGATGGAGATGTATACCTGAATGTGGTGAACAGTAGCTACCGTGTAGTTGAAAATGCAGAAGTTCTTGAACCGCTGCAACGCCAGATAATCAACTATTTTGATCCTCTTGTTTTAGAAGATGTGAAGATCAAGGATACCATCTCTGCCAATGGTAACGTCTGTTACGCAGAGTATCTCTTTCCTCGTCTGAAGCATGGTATTGAAACATCTACAGGACATAAGACTGAGTTTGGTCTTCGTTTTGTAATGAAGAATACCTTTGATGGTAAAGGCAGTGTAACTATGTGGTCAGGTCTTATTGACTTTTTCTGCACCAATGGCACAGTCATGGGTCAGTATGACGTTACTCGTAAGCGGCATAGTCGTAACTTCAATACCGATGGCTTTATCAGTGCATTCGAAATGTCTATGACATCTCACAAAAATGCTGTAGAGAAGTACCAGCGTTATGCTGACACTAAGGTAGGTTCTTCTACTAAGGTGCAGCAGTTGTTCGATAAGCTGACGAAGACCAATCGGCAAGATCAGAAGCGTAGCGGAGGATTGTCTGATCGTCTTTTCTCTCAGTGGATTGACGAGGTACGTGTAAGAGGCAACAACCTCTTTGCCGTACAGTCAGCTATGACGCACTATGCATCTCATGGCGACGATGGTCGCTTTGACTTGACCAAGGCTGGCGACGGTGGTACACTGTACAAGCGTGGTGACGAAGTTACGAAGTGGCTTCGCTCTAATACGTGGAACGACTTTGTAATGGAGGTTGCTGCGTAATCTTAAACCTTTAATAGGAGAAAGTTATGCGTCGTTATAATTATAAGAACCATAGTGAGATTCCACCCTACATGGCAGACTATCTCACTGATGTTGTTGGTACAGTTGATTCAGTGGAGGAAGTTCCTCTCAATCAAATCAACGACTTTCTTAATGGTCTTGAAGAATGGTATGAAGATGATGTTGAGATACTCGACAGCACCTCTGCCATGACAATGCACTAACAACCTATGAAAGGAACGGCGGGATATTGTATACGGTCATACTTTATCCCGCCGTTTGTTATTACAATGAATTTTGATTCTAACTTAAAAATACCGTGAAAAACGAACACAGAAAATGAATTTTAATTACTATTTACCTTTTTCGTGAAAAAAGATATGGGAGTTAATATAGAAGATGTATAAGTTTTTTGTAATTGTTATTACAGGTATAATCCTGTCCTTCTTTCTGACAGAAAAGATAAATGCTCAACAAAGAGAACTTACATGTGTAGCAAAAGCTATTTACTTTGAAGCTAGAAGCGAACCTTTCTTAGGTCAGTTAGCTGTAGCCAACGTCATACAAAATAGAGTAAACTCTAAGCGGTTTCCTAATACACATTGTGGTGTTGTCTATCAGGCTAAAAAAATAAATGGTAAGATTGTTAGAAATAAATGTGCTTTTTCTTTTTATTGTGATGGAAAGATAGAAAAGATAAAAGATGCTAAAGCATATGCAGTAGCCCAAGCTATCGCAAAACTAGCATTAGATAATGTATATGTTAACCTAGCTAGAAAAGCTACGCATTACCATGCTACATATGTTATCCCTTCTTGGGCTAGAAAACTACAGTATCTTGGCAGAATAGGTCGTCATAGATTTTATTATGAAAAAGATTGAGAAGCATGTTTCAACCTTACTGGCTATTGCTGAAGATATAGAGGAGCCTGTCAGGTGTTACCGTCTAGCTGCCGGTATAATATACAAGAATACTCTAGTAAGTGTAGGAGTAAACAGCTACAAGACTGATCCTTTTCAGGCTAAGTACAGTAAGAATGAGAAGGCTATACATCTTCACGCTGAAGTATCTGCGATAAAAAATGCTTTGCGTCAGTTAAGCGTAGATGATATACAGAAAGCTACCCTTGTAGTTGTGAGAGTTAAAAGAAAGACTAACAAAGAACCTTATTCACCAGCTATGGCTAAACCTTGTTCTGGTTGCCGTAGATGTATGGTTGAATTTGGTATTAAGAATGTGTACTATACTGGTGAAGAAGGAAGGATACACCAACTATGAAATGTGAACTTATCAGTAGCTTGGGTGACGATCTTACTGTGGTTAATTCTGCTCGTGTCTCATTTGAAAATGAATCAAGTTGGAAAAGAAACATACCTGCATTAGGTATAACAGAACTTAGTGATAAAGATAAGAAACTTATTAAGTACCTAGCCAAACATAAACACTTTACACCATTCACACACTGTGTTATTACAGTAAGAGAAGAAGTTCCTATCTTTGTTGCTAGACAAAGGTTCAAACATACAGTAGGGTTTAGTTACAATGAAGTTAGTCGAAGATATGTTGACTCTGATCCTGTCTTTTACCATCCAGACGAATGGCGTAAACGTGCAGAAAATAAAAAACAAGGATCAGAAGATAAATGTGTATCGTCACAACAGCTTGTTAATAAAAAGTATGACGAATTTCTTGTAGAAGCTAAAGGACTATATGATAATCTTTTAAGCATGGACGTAGCACCTGAACAAGCACGTATGGTTCTTCCTCAGAGCATGTACACCAGCTACTATGTCACAGGTTCTTTGTCTGCCTTTGCCCGTGCCTACAAACTTCGTATTGACGAACATGCTCAGAAAGAGATACAATACCTAGCAACAATGTGGAACGAAGTTATCGAACCTCTTTATCCTGTATCATGGAAGGAATTAACAAATGGCTAGTAAGAAACCTACCGGAACTGAGAAACCTGCATGGGTTAAGCAACACATGCGTACAAGCATTGGTCAATCAGTAAACAGTAGACCAAAAAACAAGAGCAAGCGTCGTAACTTCAAGCGTTACAGAGGACAGGGGAAATAACATGACTAAGGATATTCTAGTTCCCGTTTCAGCTACAGAAAATATTACTTCTTTTTCTGATCATGCACGTAAACGCTTTCAGCAAGGTAAACTATCTTATGAAAAGTTTTGTAACATTGAAATGATAGAACTAGGATACGATCCATCTAAGCCTGAAGACGTAAAAGAATACAATGATTTTATAGAATCTCTATCTGAGATGTCAGAAGATTTTGATATAGAATTTATAAGTGAAATGATTTTTGGTCCTATCGAAGGAGAGGATGATAGGCTAGAAGTTAAGTGCACAGAGTGTGGGACAATACATTGGGTAGCCCATAAAGAGTGGGAGGCTTTGCTTTGTCTCACCTGTGATCACGAAATGAGTAACCCATATAATAATAAAGGAAAGGAATAATGAAAAATTTATGGGAAAAAGATCGTAAAACAGTTTACAAAGAACTTTACAGTCAGTACCTTCAAGAAGGGTATAGTCGAAAGGAAGCGAAGAAGTATGCTTCCGAAGAGACTGAAGAGTTTATGTCGGGTGAAGCAGATTTTGTAAAAGAACTATTCTCTTATCAAGAAGAGGATTGTTAAGATATGTGGAATGTTATTGTTAAGACTAAACACGTTGAAACAATCGTAGAGGATTCTTCCTATGAAGAAGATATTTGGAAACTGTTAGGAGATAGAAAACTGTTTACATCTCAGATGGGTTATGATATTGAAGAGACGATAGACGGCTTCGTAGCTAAACGTAATGGAGAAACAGTTGCTACATACAGGGTACTCAGGGAAGACTGAGCATAACGGCAGTAGTTTTGTAAAACATATTCCATGTCCTTCAGACTCATGTGGATCAAGTGATGCATGTGCTTTGTTCGATGATGGACATATGTTTTGCTTCAGTTGTAGAGGTTACTTCAAAGGCGATAAGGCATATACAGAGGAGACTAACATGCCACTTGATAACGTAAGTTACACCCAGCCAACAGCGAAGGGTCATGTATCAGCCATCACTGATCGTGGCATTACGAAAGATACAGCAGAGAAGTATGGTGTGCGTATTGTTCAGAATACATCTGGTGATGTAGTCAAACATTATTATCCTTACTTCGATGTAAACAACAGTCTCGTAGCTTACAAGGTTCGCGATGTAGCTACGAAGAACTTTGCCGCTGATCCACCCGGCGCTATGTCAGCAGGTGTGTTGTTTGGTCAGCATCTTTGCCAAGAGGGTGGCAAGTATGTCACCATCTGCGAAGGTGAACTTGATGCTATGGCTGCGTATCAGATGCTTGGCTCAAAGTATGCAGCAGTATCCATCAAGGATGGCGCAGCGGCAGCAGTCAAAAGCTGCAAGCGTAGCTATGACTTTCTTAATTCTTTCAACAACATTGTTATCTGCTTTGACTCAGATGAAGCAGGTCAGAAGGCTGCACGTGAAGTTGCCCAACTCTTCGAGCCAAACAAGTGTAAGATCGTAGCACTTGATGCAGGAATGAAGGATGCTTCAGGCTATCTGACAGAAGGTAAGACGCAGGACTTCACTCAGGCATGGTGGGCAGCGCGTACCTATACTCCCGCTGGTATTATCAATCTGAAAGATGTTGGTCCTGAACTGTACGACGAAGGTAATCAGACTACCTGCTTGTATCCTTTTGCCGGTATGAATGAGAAGCTGTACGGTATTCGCACTGGTGAACTGGTAACGCTGACTGCAGGTACTGGTACTGGTAAGTCTAGCGTCATGCGTGAACTGATGCACCACGTTCTGCAACAGGCTGAAGGTAACATCGGCGTTATCTCTCTTGAGGAGAATACCCGTTCAACTATCTTCCATCTCATGTCGGTAGAAGCTAATGCTCGATTGTACATCCGCGAAGTCCGGGAGAACTTTCCAGAAGCTGAACTGTACAAGTGGCAGGAGGCAACCATAGGCACCGGCAGGTTCTATGCTTTCGACCATTTCGGTTCTATGGGTACAGAAGAAATTCTTGCTCGTGTACGCTACATGGTAAAAGCTTTGGACTGTAAGTGGATTTTCCTTGACCATCTTTCTATCCTTGTCTCAGGTCTTGAAGGTATGGATGAACGTAGGAACATCGACGTTCTGATGACTAAGCTTCGCAGTCTGGTAGAAGAAACTAATTGTGCATTGCTTCTTGTTTCGCATCTACGACGCACTGGGGCTGACAGTGGGCATGAGGATGGTAAGGAGGTAAGCCTGTCACATCTTCGCGGCTCACAGTCCATCGCACAGCTTTCTGATGCTGTCGTAGCTATGGAACGTGATCAGCAGTCTGATGACGAGAACATTGCTAACACCACAACCATTCGCGTATTGAAGAATAGGTATGCTGGTGAAACTGGTGTCGCTTGCCACTTGTTTTTCAACAAGGATACTGGTAGGCTGCACGAAGTTACCAATCTTGGTGACGATCTTGATGGAGGAAGTGACGACAACGACATTCCCTTCTAAGCAATAAGAGGTAAGTATGCAGGTAATACTGGACATTGAAACAGATAGTCTTGATGCTACAAAGATTTTCTGTATCGTAACAAAGAACGTAGAAACAGGTCAGGTCAATATCTGGAAGGAAGAAGAATGTCTAACTAAGTTTCCTGCATTCGCTCAAGGGGTATCGAAGTTCATTATGCACAACGGCATAAGCTTCGATGCCCCTACCCTCAATCGTTTGACAGGAACAAAGCTTACTGTAGACACAGTAGAAGATACTCTTGTTCTTTCTCAACTACTATTTCCAACACGCAGCAAACATTCGCTTGAATCTTGGGGACTTGATCTAGGGTTTGAGAAGATTGACTTTCACGACTTTTCTCAGCTAACTGACGAGATGATCACATACTGTGTCAGAGACGTTGAGATTACCTTTCGCCTATGGTTAAAGATCAAAGAAGAAAAACCAGAGAAGTATCGTCAGGCTATTGATCTTGAATACAATGTTCGTCGCATCATTGATGTTCAAGAAAAGAATGGCTTTACTCTTGATGTACAAAAGGCTATGACGTTACAGGCTTCTCTAAATGATAAGTCTCATGCTATCGAAGAAGACTTACAGCGTCGTTACCCTCCTATCGTAGAGGAAAGGTATTCAGAGAAGACAGGTAAAAGACTGAAGGACAAGGTAACTGTCTTCAATCCTGCAAGCCGTCAGCAGATTGCTGCGCGTCTCAAGGAACAAGGATGGGTGCCAGAGAACTTCACACCTACTGGTCATGCCATCGTAGATGAAGGCACACTGAAGAAAGTAGATATTCCTGAAGCACAGATGATTGCAGAATATCTTCTTATTAACAAACGTACAGCCCAGATCAAATCGTGGCTAGAACTTTTAGAGGAGGACGATAAGGTACATGGTAAAGTACTTACTCTCAAAGCTATCTCAGGACGTATGGCCCACCATAGTCCAAACATGGCACAAATTCCTGCAGTATATTCTCCCTATGGGGTGGAATGCAGAAGCTGTTGGATCAGTAGTTCTTCTAATAATGTTCTTGTTGGTTGTGATGCAAGTTCCTTGGAGTTAAGGTGTCTTGCACACTACATGCGTGACGA